CGCCCGTCGACGCCGACGGCGATTGGATCATCTGCATGTTCCCGCCCTGGCTGGCCCTGACACACCCCAACCCGGCCAAGCCCGGCGAATTGCGCTGGTTCGTGACGGCTGAGGACGGCTCTGATCTGGAAGTGGATGAGGCCGACCTTACTCGTGTGGCCAGCGGGGCCTACGTTCACAAGTCCATGGTCAACCGGGAGGGGAAACCGATCGGGGCCAAGTCTCGGTCGTTCATCCCGGCAAAGCTGGCCGATAACCCGTTCCTGGTGAACACGGACTACGGGAGCCAGCTTGACGGCCTTCCGGAGCCTCTTCGCTCTGCCATCCGTGACGGCAACTTCATGGCTGCGCGCAAGGATGCCGAGTGGCAGGTGATCCCCACCCAGTGGATTGTGGAAGCGCAAGCCCGCTGGAAAAAGGAGGGCTGGAAGGACTACACGATGACCGCCATGGGGTTTGATCCTGCTGGCGGTGGCAAGGACGGGGCGGAGTTGGCCCCTCGTCATGGGCCTTGGTACGCTGAAATCATCTCGGCAAAGGGGGCTGAGACTGCGGACGGTTCGGCCGCGGCCGCAACCATCATCAGGCATCGCCGGGATAACGCCGCGATCGTGATCGACGTGGGCGGTGGTTGGGGCGGTGCCGTCAAGATGCGTCTGAAGGACAACCAGATCGAAACCGTCGGGTTCAACGGGGCTGGGGTTTCGACCGCACGCACACGGGACGGGCAGCTTCGTTTTGCGAACAAGCGGGCTGAGGCTTATTGGAAATTCAGGGAGGCGTTAGATCCGGACCAGCCGGGCGGGTCTCCTATCGCACTGCCGCCTGATCCTGAAATGAGGGCGGATCTCGCAGCGCCAACCTACGAGGTTGGGCCGCGCGGGATTATCCTTGAGAGCAAAGACGATCTTCGACAGCGCCTTGGCCGCTCGCCGGGCAAGGGTGATGCCGTGGTGATGGCTTTATCTGAAGGCGATGCCGCTGTTCGCCGCGGCAAGGGCGGCGTTCATTCGAGTTGGTTCACTGAGAGACCGAAATTCGCAACCGTGAGCGCTAGTGCTCAACGCAGAAGGAGAACTTGATATGGGTGGATTGTTGGGCGGAGCACCGAAGGCCGCACCGGTGGTTCGGATGCCGGACCAGAAAGATCCTGCAGCCCTTGCGGCACAGAGCGAAGCGCGCCGGCGCCAGCTTGCCTCCGGGGGCCGTGATTCAACGAACCTCACAGGCGCAAGCACGTATTCCAACGACAAGCTTGGCCAGTAAGAAACCAGGACGGGGACAAAGAGCATGAGCGACGCCAGAGCTAAAGAGTTGCTTGCTCTCGGCAGCAAGCTTCATACGACCAAAACCCCGTACAACTCGCTGTGCCAGGAAATCGCGATCAACATCTATCCAGAGCGCGCGGATTTCATGACGCCGCTGATCTTGGGTAATGAGTTCTCAGCCCATCTAGCGGACAGCTTTCCGGTCCTTGCCCGACGTGAGCTTGGCGACTCTCTATCGGCTACCCTTCGCCCCCGCGATCGGGCCTGGAACATGTGTTCAACCGGCATTGAGTCGATTGATAGCCAGCCTGAAGTGGCCCGCTTTCTGGAATATCTGACTATCACAACCCGCTCGCATATGTATGATCCGCGGGCAAAATTTGTGAAGGCGACCAAGGAAGGCGACCACGATTATGTGACGTTCGGCCAGCCTGTCATCTCCGTTGAGGAGGCCCCAGGCAGGGATCACATCTACTACAAGTGCCACCATGTCCGTGACTGTGCTTGGCTGGAAAACGAGATTGGCGAGATCGACCACCTGCACCGCAAGGACAAGATGTCGGCTCGCGCCATGGTGCGCAAGTTTGCCCCCAAGGAACTGCACGAGCAGATCAAGAAGGCTGCGGAAAGAGAGCCCAATCGCGAGTTTGAGATCCGCGTTGTGGCCCTTCCAACGGATGAATACGAGACGTTCGGCCCCAACGACAAGGCCAGCAAGAAGAAAAAGCTTCCCTTCGTCATCGTCTACCTCGACGTCGAGAACGAATGCGTTATTCGCGAAGCTTACAATGCCGTGTTTCCCTACGTCATTCCGCGCTGGAAGACGATCTCAGGGTCACAGTACGCTTTCTCTCCGGCAGCCATGACGGCCTTGCCGGATGCCCGCATGGCGCAGGCCCTGTCTTCGATCATCCTCGAGGCCGGAGAAAAGCAGATCAACCCGCCGATCGTCGCCCGCGATGAGGTCATTCGGGACGCTTCCCTACAGGCTGGTGCCATTACTTGGGCCGATGCAGAGTACGACGGCCCCCTCAAAGACCATTTTATGCCGGTGAACCTCGGCGCTGACATGAAGACAGCCTTTGCCATGCAGCAGGGTCTTCGTGAGATGCTGTCCCGCGCCTTCTTCATCGACAAGCTCAGCCTGCCCGACTCAGGCGCACAGCGCACGGCCTATGAGATCGCCCAGCTTCTCGAGCAGCATGTGCGAAACCTCCTCCCGCTCTTTGAGCCGATGGAGACGGAATACAACGCCAAGATCCTTGATAAGACGTTCGCAGTCCTCCGCAACATGAACGTGTATGATTTCTCCATGATGCCGGACGCTCTTCGCCAGCTTCAAAGCCCGGTCACTTGGCGCTTCCGCAATCCCATGCAGGAAGTCTCCGACCGCATCATGGTCCAGCAGTTCCAAGAGGCTCTTCAGATTGAAGGTGCGGCGATGCAGGTGGGCGTCTCTGTCCCCCGCACAGATTTCAAGAAAGCCCGCGACGACGCCATTCGTGGCGTGGGTGTGCCAGCCAAGTGGCGCCGCCCTGACGAAGAGATTGAGGCAGAGGAACAGCAGAAGGCGCAAGAGGCCCAGGCCATGCAGGCAGCCCAAGCCCTCGCGGGCGGGGCCCAGGTTGCAGGCGAGGTCGCCGACGCCAGCCAGAAGGTTGGCCAAGCCATGCTTCCCATGCCGATGCCGCAACAGCCCAGGGGCGGGGCACCGGCTAAGGCGGCACCGAGGCGCGCAGCATGACAAGCAAGAAGCAGTGGGTTCCAAAGGCTGAGCCGTGGAAGCCTGCCGACTATGACGACGATGTCGTCTACGCCGTCCGCGCGCTTTACGCTGGAGTGGCCAACGAGGGACAGCAGAAGCTTGCGTGGTCCTGGATCATGTACGTGACCGGGGCTGGCGACGAATGGGCAGACCTTTCATTCCGGCCGGGCCCAGCCGGGGAGCGTGACACCGTATTTGCCGAGGGCAAGAGATTTGCCGGGCTGCAACTGAGAAAGATGCTGCACCCGGCCGTTACACCAAAGCCTGAACCGACACCGACAGAGGGTAAACATGGACGATCAAAGCGCAGTAGTTGAGGAGAAGCCAGCCGCCGCTTCCACGCCACCGCCGGCCGACACCAAGCCAGCAGCAGCCCCGGCGCCCGCTCCCGCCGCAGACAAGCAGCCTCCGGCACGGTCCTCAATCCTTGACGATGGTGGGGATGATGAAGACGACGCGCCGCCAGCCGAAGGTGCAGAAGGCAGCAAAGAGGCTCCGGCCGCATCTGACGGCAAGACACCCGTTGCTGTGCCGTGGGAGACGCTCAAGCAGCAGATCGCCGGCGGAGATCCCAAGCGCCTTGCAGAGCTCGGCCGCTATCCCTCGTTTGAGGCCTGGACAAAGTCGCAGTGGGCTCTTCGCCAGAAGCTTTCGAGCGGAGAATACAAGCGAGCCCTGCCGGAGAACGCCAGCGAAGAAGAGAAGGCCCAGTGGCGCCAGGAGATGGGCATCCCCAAGGCCGCAACCGGGGATGATGGCTATGAAGTCCCGCAAGTCGAAGGCTACGAGTGGACGCCGGAAGACGAGCCCCTGCTTGAAGCGTTCCTAGGCGACATGTACGCAGCCAATGCTCCCCAGGAGCAGGTGAACGCGGCTCTTGGATGGTACGGCAAGTTCATTGCCCAGCAGCGGCAGCAAGCCTTTGAGGCCGACAAGACTGATCGCGAGACCCGTGGCGATGAGCTTCGCTCCAACTGGGGCAACGAATACCGCGGCAACATCAAGCTGATTGACCGGTATCTGACCGACAAGGAAGTCTTTCCGGAAGGCTTTCGCGAGATGTTCGGACAGGCCCGCGCGCCGGACGGACGATTGCTGATCAACAAGCCTGGCGTGGCCGATTGGCTGGTCCAGTTGGCGCGGGATACCTACGGCTCTGGCTCGATGATGTACGGCGATGCCCGTGTTGGTGCAACGAACCGTCTGGCCGAGATCGAGAAGGTCATGAACACGGACTACAGCAAATACATTGCTGACAAGCTGGACGAGGAAGCCATTGAGATCCGTCGCCAGATGGAAGGCAAGAAGCGCTGATGCAGCGGTGCGGGAATTGGGGAGAATTTCCCCAGTTCCCAATCCCCTGCACCAATCGCAGATAACCCGGACGCCAATCCGGCCCTGTCGAGAAGTCCAGGAAACCCACTAACCGCCAACAAAGCACAGCCCCGAAACCTTTGTCGCATCCGGCTCCCGCAAGGGACAACCCGGGCCGCGGCCGGGGACGGATAACCTTTGCCTACGGCTCGACACTGAAAAACCCAACCTGAAACTCATCTGAAAAGGCTCAAGCCAAATGACTGATACAGCCTATCAGACGCAGTAAAAACTTGCTGCATAACTGGAACTGAACAACTGGAAAGTGTAGAATGCACCGACCAGACGGAAGGCAAATTGGCCCGCAACAAACAAGGGTCGATCATGAATGAATCATTGATTAAGTATCTGGCAGGTCTGCTTGATGCAGACGGATCCTTATCGTTTACGTTCAAAGAAGACCATGGAAACATCTACGTTGGTCTTGTTATGTCTCTGGCATCCTCTGATGCTGTCGACGTGGGCGGGTTTGTGTCATCGCTTCCAACCATTACTGGAATGGGAACGGTACAACGATACGGAGCGAACCAGCAATTCATAGCTTGGCGCGTCTCAAAGCGGGCCGAACTTGAAATGCTTTTACCACGCCTCATCAAACACATGGTGATCAAGGCCAAGCACTGGCAATGGTTGCTGAGCATGTGGCGGGAAAACAGAACTGGCCAGAGGAACGGCTGGGTATGCAACAAGGAGCAGAGACAGCTTCTTGCAGAGCAATCCAGGCAATCACGCAAAGAACGAGTAGGCCCCAATCGACCGAAGAACCACCCCACATGGGCGTGGCTCGCTGGCTATCTCGATGGGGATGGATGCTACACGTACAGGAAAAACGGCCAACAATGGCACATGAAGATAAGCGCTCTCTGTCACGCCAATGACAAAAGCGTTTTGGATTTCCTGCACTCAGCATTCGGTGGGCAGGTAGCAAACACTGAAGGCGATCTATGGCTATGGACGCGCAGCCTCGGTTATCACAACCGCGATTTTGCCTTGGGTTTTCTGCCTCACCTCGCCAAACATTCTCGTCTCAAGCGGCCTAAGATTGATGCAATGATCCATCACCACCGGCAACGACTAAGTGTTCCAGGCACGACCAAGACATTTTGCCAAATCGAAAATTGTCAAAGGCCAACCCACGGGAACGGCCTTTGCAGCATGCACTACCAGAGAAACATGAGGCAAAGTGTAGGCGTGTAAGCGATAGTCTAAAAACGTACTTACGTTTTTGACCGTCAGGAGTACGTCGCTCAGTTCGAGCAGAATTACTCCCTACTGCGTCCGACCACGGTCCAAGAGGCCGTGATCAAGGGTAACACTGCCGTTTTCCTCGTCTCCGGTTCCGGCGGCGCAGTAGCGGTGACTCGTGGCGTCTCGGGCTACATCCCTTACGGGGTGATCTCGAACGTCCAGAACTCGTGCACGCTGGTTGAAACGCACGCGCCGTTTGAGAAGACGTCGTTTAACATTTTTGCCAGCCAGGGCGACCAGAAGCGCGCGATGCAGATGGCGTCGATCTCGGTGATGAACCGTGCAATCGATCTTGCCATCCTGTCTCAGCTCGATACGGCCACCCTTGACACGGGCGCTACTCAGACGGCCTCGCTTCGTCTCGTCAACGTGGCAATCTCCACGCTGTCGAACAACAACGTCCCCATCTGGGAAGAAGACAATATGTTCGGCGTCATCACTGGCGCGTTCCGCAGCTACCTTACGGAAAACTCGGAATTCTCCAACGGCATGTACGTCGACGTGAAGCCGCTCGCTGGCCCCATCCGCAAGATGTGGCGCTGGAACGGCATCAACTGGATGATCAACCCCGCCGTCACTGGCGCGGGTGGCGCATCCGAAAAATGCTACATCTACCATCGCAATGCTATTGGCTTTGCCGCCAATACCAAAGAAATGGATGTGGTCGTTGATTACGACAAGAAGCAGGACAGTTCCTACAGCCGTGCAACGCTCTACATGGGCGCCAAGCTGCTGCAGAACACCGGTGTGGTGCAGATGCTCCACGACGGTTCTGCTCTGGTTGCTTCGTGATAGGGGAGGGATGAACTCATGGCTTATTCTACAGCAAATCGTCCTGCCCTTATCGTTGGAGGTCTTGGCGGTGGTGCACAGTCTACGGTCGGCGCTTCGACGGCGGCTACGGGCTACGCTACCGCTATGGGTGGCTTCAATATCTGGGGCTATATGTCCTCGGATCCTGTCGCTACCGTTGCCGGCGCCGGTTACTTCACTGACGGTGGCAACCTCGGCATGAAGCTTGGCGACATGGTGCGTATGCTCGACACAGGGCAGGGCACCACGCTTGTGCAGGCTCTTGGCGTTGTGACCTCGGTTACGACTGCCCCTTCGTCGGGATATTTCCCGGTGACGGTGTACTTCGGCAACCTTGGATCGACGATCTAAGAGAAGACGGGGCGGGAGCAACACTCCCGCCCTTTTCATTTATCAAAACGGAGCAACCGACAAATGCTTAAGAAGCTTGACGCTCACTACCTCGCCCACGCCGATCACGGCGGTATGGATACGCAGCTTTACGTGGTCAAGCTTCCCCCGGAAGCCGACTACGAAGATTTGTTTCAGCCCTTTTTCTGGGACAACCACAAGGGCCGCCTGAACGTCATGGACCGCGTGCGTGTGCGCGCTGAGTCCGGCGCTTTCGACGTCGAATTGACCGTCTCGCGCAAGTCCGACAACGGCGAGATCATCATGGAACTTTGGCCGAAGTTTCCTGCTCACATCAAATCCGCCCGCCTCGCTGAGATTACGGAAACCGGTGACGCCACCAAGGCCGTTCGATCTTCGATCGTGCCTTTGTCTGACCGCGATGGCGAGCCCAAGGCGCGTGTGGAATTCCTCGAGGCGACCAAGTGGCGCGTTCGGGGCTACGACGGCGCCGAAGTCAAGTCAGGTCTGCCCAACAAGACGGAAGCCGACAAGGTGCTGGACAAGTACCTGAAGGAAATGAACCTCATTCTCCCTTCCGAGGAAGCGATTGCTGCGAAGAAAGCGGAGATCGCAGCCAAGAAGGAAGAGCGCGAGGCCAAGGACAACAAGGGTAAGGGCAAGGCAGCCTAACACTAGGAGACGCGCTCGTGGCCACAAGCAAGCTTAGCCTTTATAATTCAGCACTCTTTCGCATCAAGCAGCGCAAGCTTGCCTCGTTATCGGCCGGTGATCCAACGCGCTATGCGCTGGACGACGTCTACAATGAGACCGTCGCCTACATGCTTGAGCAAGGCTTGTGGAACTTCGCCCAGAAGACGATCTCCATCGAGGCATCCGTTGAAATTCAGACCGAGTTTGGATTTCGCAACGCCTTCGTGCAGCCGGACGATTTTGTCCGGCTGATCTCCATCTCTGCCAATCCCTACCTCTGGCCGCCGCTGGTTGCCGGACAGTTTCAGTACGAGGTCGCGGGCGATGGAACGCCCGTTTGGCAGGCGGACTGCAATCCGCTTTTCGTGTCCTACGTCTCCAACGATGCGTTCTACGGTGGGGATCTTTCGCGCTGGACGCAGACCTTTGCCGTTGCCGTATCTTGGGAGCTGGCCTATCGTATTGCCCCGCCCCAAACGAACCAAGGCGATGGGGACCGTAGCCACTTGCTGAAAGAGAAAGAACGGGCCCTTCGCAACGCCAAGACGAAGGACAGCCTCAACCAGGCCAACATGCAGCCCCCGCCCGGGCAACTGGTCATGGCGCGGCGCAACTACCGCAACCGGACTCTGTGGGAGCGGTAACGTAAAATGGGAAAGCAAGAAGCACTAACCTACTCGTTCAACGTAGGCGAGAAGAGCACGGCCGGGCTTGCCCGTATCGATCAGGAAGGCCTCAAGCTTGCCGCGGAAGTACAGGAGAATTTGCTACCCCGTGTGGTTGGCGCCGCTCAAGTGAGGCCGGGGTTTGAATACCTTGGCACAACGGCATCCAACAAAAAGGCGGTGTTCCTTCGCTTCGTGAAATCCGTAGATGATACGGCGCTGATAGAACTCACGGACGGCGCAATGCGGGTGTGGGTGGATGACTCGCTCGTAACCTATGGGTCTGTCACCTCGACGGTGACAAATGGCGATTTCTCTTCTTCTGCAGGATGGACGTTGACCACGACGTCTGGCGCAACGGCAGACATTGATACGACCGTTGCAGGGTGCCTTGTGTTGAGGGCTGGAGCCCGCGGCTCTAGCGCCTCTTGCGTGCGGTCGGTTTCGACATCAAGCGCCGGCCAGCGCCACGCCCTTTTGATCCAAGTTACCAGCGGGCCCGTCACCTTCAAATGCGGGTCGACAAGCGGCGGCGATGACTACATCCCGACGACGAGCCTCGATACCGGGCTCCACTCGCTGGCATTTACCCCATCGGGAACTTACTACGTCTATTTCGAGGCATCGACAGACCGGTATGCGGTTGTCAACTCAATCGCGGTGCAGGCGGCTGGGACTCTGGTTCTCCCTGGACCATGGGCGGAAGCCGAGCTTCCCGAAATCAGATACGACCAGTCCGGTGATATTCTGTTTCTGGCGCATACGAACTGGCAACAGCGCAAGATCGAGCGCCGCGCAACCGATAGCTGGTCTCTCGTCAAATACTACGCCAACGATGGCCCGTTCACGACGTCTCGAACGGCCAATGTCCGCCTCAAGCCCACGCTGACCTTTGGCAACACGACACTGACATCCGACAAGCCATTCTTCAAAACAACGCATGTCGGAGCCCTGTTTCGTCTGACACACAGCCAGGTCAACGCGACGTTCAAACTGGGTGCAGATCAGCAATACACGGACGCCATCCGCGTGTCGGGGATAGGGACGGACAACGACTTCCAAATGACAACATTTGGGACATGGACGGGCACCGTGCGCCAGCAGCGCGGCTACACGGATCGCAAGTCGGGGTTCGTCAATACGGGAACGACCTACACTGTCAACGCCATCAACGCCGTTTCGCCGGGTGCTAGCTACGATAACGTCATCCACTACTACCGCTTTGGGTTTGATAGTGGCGATCTGACGTCCGGAGTTGGTGAGATCCGCTTGGTTTATTCAGGCGATGCAGGCTCCGGTGTGTGCCGGGTGACGGCTTACAACTCTTCGACGTCTGTCGATATAGAGGTTCTTGTTCCCTTCAAAAACGAAATCTACACTGAAGACTGGACGGAGGGAGAGTGGTCCGACAAAAGGGGTTGGCCGTCCGCCGTCATGTTCTTTGACGGTCGCTTGTGGTGGGCTCGAGACGATAAATTCTGGGCGTCACTTTCGGATCAATACTACTCTTTCACGTTGGATGAGGGTCTGAACCCGGACGCGGCCGGAGATGCCGGGTCTATTCAGAAGAATATCGCCACGGGTGGATCAATCAACACCACGCAATGGATGTTGCCCCTCCAGCGTCCGATCTTCGGGACAACCGGGGCTGAGACGGACTGCCGGTCGGACAGTTTGGATGGCCCTCTGACGCCAACAAAGAGTTCGCTTAAGGATGTCAGCACGCAGGGCGCCGCTGCGGTCTCCCCGATCAAGATCGACGGCCGCGGATTTTACGTGCAGCGCTCCGGTGAGCGCATCTACGAGCTTTCCTACGGATACGAAAGCAACGGCTACACCTCGCGCAACATGATGCGTCTCAACGAGGATATAGGCACTGGCGGCCTTTTAAGGCTGGCCGTCCAGCGCCAGCCTGAAACATACATCTGGACTGTCCGGGCGGACGGACAGATCCCGCTTCTGATTTATGAGCCGAACGAAAAGATCGCAGGGTTTGTCCGGATCATTTCTGATGGTGCAAGCGGCGAGATTGAAGACATCGTCACTCTCCCAGACTCGACGGAGGATGCCGTTTACATTTGCGTCAAGCGCACGATCAACGGGACCACCAAGCGCTATCTTGAGAGAATGGCAAAGAGGCGGGAGAGCCAGGGTTCGTCAACCTACGGCAACAAGATGGCGGACAGCTTTGTCTATACGGCTGGCGCAGTGTCGACGGTCAGCGCTCCGCACCTTGCCAGCCAAACAGGGTTGATTGCGTGCGGGTTTTCCGGATCGACATTCGTGGTGCTGACGGATCTCTCTGCAACGGGTGCCGGCAGCGTGGTGCTTGGTCAAACGCTTACAAAATCCTGCGTCGGTCTCCCCTACAAATGGCGCTACAAAAGCGCAAAGCTTGCCTATGCGACCCAAGGCACGCCCGCCATGCAGCCCAAGCGGGTGGGTGAAATCGGCATTAACCTGTCAAACTTCTCGCGTGCCGCCATCAACTACGGGCCGGAGTTCAGCTCCGACTATGGCGGGACGGGCATAATGTTCACGATGCCCAGCACGGAGGACGGACAGGTCGCAGACACTACGCTCGTCAACTCGATTTATGACGAACAGACTTTCCCATTCGGGTCGAGTTGGGGCACGGATTCTCGTGTGTGCCTTGCCGGATCAGCCCCTTATCCGGCAACATTGCTTGGGCTGCTGATGGATATCGAGACCAACCAATAATGGCCTATCTCATCGATCTGACTGAGGACGAGGTTTTTGAAATCATCGGCCGGGCGCACGCGCGCGTGTATGGCGCCAAGGCTCTGATGCGCAATGACCGGGATGCGTTGGGTGTTTGCGGGTTTTTCGAGGTGCCCGACGATCCCCGGCTTTGGGGGTTTCTCGATGG